TTATTGTACAGCAACCGCCTTCTGGCGAGGTTGTCTCTTGGCTTTTGCCTTTGGATGTGGTGTGACATTCTGGACTTCACCTGGTTTGGAAATGAAGCGCACAAAGGTTTCATGACTGACGAACGTTGCTCCACAATTGATGTTCTGACATTGGTTATAGCGCTCCTTTGTCTGGCTTGAATGCTCAAAGCTACTACGAGTATGCGCTGACTGAGCACACAGAGGACACTTAATCATATTGTTCACCTTTCTTGAAATAACATCATCTCGTCTGGTGAACAATATATCAAAGATCTCACATTGAGATCAAGAATTTATTTTGGTATTTCAGTTTTGATCTCAACATCATCAATTTTGATTTCGAGATCCAATGATGTTGTAAAACCACTGTCATTGAGATTGTGAGTTACCTTCACCAGTGTCCAATGAATTCCATCAATCTCCGGCTTAAAATCCTTTAGCTGGATGGGTGTTTCAGGATAGACATCTGCACGCCCTTTCGCCAATGTGATAGAGAACTGCGCTGCCCCCCGCTGCACTTTTTCCCAAACAGCTTTGGCCGCACGCTCTGCATTTTCCTTATTAGAATAAATGCGGGAAAGCGTCAGAACATTCTCCTGAGTGCCGGTCAAATAACTTGCGGATTCTTGCTGTGCCGTTGTTGTTTTATTTTTGTCTTTTTGATAAGCATTCTTACCTAATGATTTACTCTCGCTGCTTCTATATTCGACGATAATTTCAACTTTTCCGCTCTTTGACTCTACCCGTTTTAATTTAACCGTCTGTTTAGTGGCTATGCGAGTATCCTGCCACTGAGCAACGACGCTGGTATAGGCTTCACGATCAGACAAAGAAAAACGGTGATTATCCCCAGATTGGCGAATAATCAGCACAGGCGGAATATCCTGACCACTCGCCGTTTTATTCTGTCCTTGTCGAACAAACAACAACTCACCATTTTTGACGGAAGCAATTGCCCCTTCTTGTTTTGCTATACGAGTCAGGAAACTCACGTCAGATTCGTTAGTCTGATCGATGTGCATGGAGATGCCTTTTAATTCCTCACTGATTTTAAATTTCAGTTGGTTTCTCGTGGCAATCGTACTCACAATGTTTTCTAACGTCTGTTTATGATAAGAGAATTCGCGTTTCACATTCAGATCACCACGAAAATCCGTACTGCGGGCACGAATAGTCAGCCGATCTGGTGCACCAACATGTTCAATTTCATCAACAACAAATTTTCCCTTCGAAGTTAAGGGGTGGTCATCCCACCCCAGTTCCAATGTAAGAATATCGCCTCGACGAGGCAAACTCAGCATGCCATCAGCATCATCCAACTCAATATCGAGCTGGTCAGATTCCAAGCCACGATTATCCGTCAACGTTAACGATATTAAACGTGATTGAATCTTCCCACTGATATCTTTATTGTTGATTTCCAGACGAAAAGCGGGCTTACTGGTTTTTCCGGTAACCAAATCAAATTGGGGAACCCAATCCGTGTTAGGTATCCATTTTTCAAAATCGATCATGAGAATACCCCCTTAACTTTATCAACAACATCCTTGAAACCAGAAAACTGATCCTGCAAGTCTCCCAACATTTCAAACAAATTATTGTCAACGCGCCGCAAAGTCAGCATAAAACTGATTTTTCTGGCGGCACCACCTGACATAAATTCCATTTTTGTCTCATCAATGCTTTCGATAACGAACATGCCGTAAATCGCACCATTTCCATCAATAAAAGACCACGCCTTGCCACTATCTGCCATTAATTTCAATGCAGTCAGTGAAAGAGAACCACCTGTCAACTCAGGATAAAGTTCCCCCGATAGCGTGATCGTATCGTTATCTGAACCGATAAACTGCCATGCAGGCCGCGCTCCCACGCGGCTATTGAAGGTATGACGCCAACTTTGTTTATATTGAAAACGTTGGTATGGAGTTGTTTTCAACATAAAAACAAATAAACCAAGTGCAGCCATCATGAGAAATCTTCTCCTCTATCAGAAAGTGAGCTACGCATACGGGCTTGCTGCATACGTTCCCGTTGTTCCAGTTCCTGTCTAACCATACGGGCGATATCCTGCGTGGATTGTCCCTGAGAGCCATAGACATAGATGTTATATTGCGGTACTACGCCACTATATTGCTGTGGCTGACTCCGCTCCCTCTTCGCCTGAACGGCCTCATAAATATGAGCAGGTAAACTTTGTGCGTGTAATGGTGCATCCTGAGCCACAGCAGGCAGCGACATTGAGCTGACAGCAAACCCCAGAACAGCGAGTTTCGCGGTATTTTTCCGGCTGGTAACATTGGCTGGGCCATTCATTATTTCAGGGCCATATTCACCCACAATGCCCCATTCTCCAACGGAGAGCGGACCACCTTTATCACGAGCAGGAAGATTAGCTGTCTGTATAATATGGGTACCATTACTACTTGTTATTTCCTGCACTACTTTAACTTTTTGGGTTATTTCCTCATTATCTGATTTCCAAAATTTAAACAGATCAGTTATCTTAGAAAACTTACCTTTCAATGATTCCCATTTTTCAACAACGCTTTTCTTAAGTAACTCCCACTTTTCAAGTAAGGAAGATTTAATACTTACCCAATATTTCGTAGCGCTAAGTTTCACTGATCCCCAAGCACTACTGATTATGTTTTTTATATTTTCCCATACCTGAAAAACACTTTGTTTAATACCTTCCCATTTCTCAGAAAGATAGGTTTGAATATTACTCCAGGCATCTAATGCATACTGTTTTACCGGTTCCCAGATATTACTTAGCTTAGCCTTAATACCTTCCCAAACAATAGAAATATACTGACTTATCGCATTCCATTTTTGAGACAAGTAAGATTTGATATTATCCCAAACACTAAACGTCTTTTGTTTTACCTGCTCCCAGACGTTACCAATTTTACCTTTAATTCCTTCCCATGCACGATCAACAAGATCTTTTATCCCTTGCCAAGCGTTAGAGAATGTGTTTTTTATCTTTTTCCAAAGAACAAGAAGTTTTTCTTTCAAAGTATCCCAGTTCTTCCAAATATAAATAGCAGCAATAGCAATTGCTGTTATTACAGACAGAATAGGTATTCTCAAGAATAAGCGCCCGATAGTTAGAAGGACTTCTTCCACTATTCGTAAAAGCCACATAAAGACAGAACCAAGACCTTTTAAAACAGTCTTAATTCCTTTAAATATCTTCTTGAGTGCATCCCATATTCTTTTTAGATCAAGTGAATCATCGTCTCCACCAAAACTTAGATTCAGTTCGAATTTCTTGTTTGATATATTTTTTTGTATCACGTTTTGAGTAGCGTAAATAATATTACCCGCTTGAGAGACTGCCTCTGACTGTATTATTTTGGGGGTGCTATCCCGAGCAAACAAGTATTGCTTGATAGATTGATAATAGGTTTTAAAATCAGAACGCATACGCGCAGTTTCCTGCGCATATCTGACTATAGGTTTTAAGTGCTCAATGGTCTTATTAAGCTTTTTAAACTGGTTATGGATTTTATCTACTGTATCCGACAGCTTTTTCTGATGCCGTTGAAAAGATTTAAAGGAATTGGTCAATTTGCTAACGGTACTCAGTACCTTATCTAGCTGCGACTGTATATTACTCATTTTCTGCACCACTTCTTAAAATGGCCCGATGTCGCCAGTCCAATAGTTCCGGAAGTGACATTTTATCTGTGTCTGCCGGAGTCCAGTGAAAAACGGTGGCGATATCTGCCACCAATTCATCAACGGTTAATCGTTCTGGGAATCGGACTTGACCGACTTCGGTAACAAAAAATTGACCACCTCCACACTGAGATTAATCAGATCACCAGGTGACATCATTATCAGGTCATTTTTGGTCAATGCAGGGGTGGTAACACGCGGCAGGACAAGCAGCATAGAATCCACATCCATTTCCAGCAGTGCCTGTAAACGTGCACCGCGCAGCGCGCCACTGTTAGGTTTGCGTACCATCACTTCCGTGATTTCGCCGTTGCCTCGCGCCAGTGGTGCTTCCAATTCAATGATGCGCAGATCGTCATTTTGAGTATTCAGTGTTTCTGTCATGGTTCAACCTTGTTTATCTGATTAGAGACCTGTCTCAACAGGCACGATTAATAAACTGATGAGACAGGAAATAAGTTTTAAAAAAGTTAATTGCTAAAAGAAGCGATTAAAAAAGACCGATAGCGCGGCGATGCTGCTCCAGACGATCTTCCCCACCTACTTTTTCAACCATGTTGATGGTGTCGATTTCAATCAGTTCTTCACCATTCCATGTCAGTTTGAAATAAGTATTTTTGGCAGTGATTTTGGTCTGGGTGTTATCCCCCTGTTTATAAGTGCCGTGATCGAACTCTTGGAAACGACCACGCATCACAACTTCGACTGCAACCACTTCACCGTTATTTTCACTCTCAAAAGAGCCAGCAAAGCGCAGCATGACACCATCGGCTTTCGCGATGCCCCACTGTTTGTACAGTTGAGCTTCAACGCCGCCCAGAGTGAATTCAGCATCCAGTGCGCCTTCATCCAGACCTAAATCCACCATTGCGCTGCCATTCATACCAGCACCGCGATAGGCTTCCAGCTTGCGGCTTAACTTAGGAAGAGTCAGTTCTTCCACGATCCCCTGATAGTTGTTGCCATCATTGAACAAGTTCAGGTATTTAAGTTTGCGAGGTAATGCCATCAGTTAGCCCCTTATTTATTGATACTTTTCGCGAAATCCATCAGGTAACTATCTGTAATGCGCTGGCGTAACATCATGTTTTCCAGTGGCGGTACAGGTGTATAGTCGTAATCGATGGTCAGTTTGCCCGCTTTCAGGGTGTCTTTATCGTTGGCTTTATCGTCGTACCAGCAACGGCCATCAATGATGTAGCCACCGGCTTTCAATTCGCGGAACTTAGCATTGATGCCTTCGATAATGTCGCGCACCAGTGATGGAGTCAGCGGCTTATCGATAGCCCACATGTGAGATTCAGCCATGGTGTCAGCCAGAACCTGGGCGGTACGCGTGTAGCTTTCAAACTGGAACAGTGGATCATCAGCACAAGTGCGGGAACCCCAGAAACGGAAGCCGTTTTTGCGGATCAGCGTAGTGATGCCGCTTTTGTTCAGCAGATCAGCGTCAGTTGCGGTATCTTGCAGATCCCAGAAAACATCAGCAGACAGACCAGTCACACCGTTGACACCAACGTTGGACAGCGTTTTGTGCCAGCCAGTTTCCTGATCGATCTTGGCACGCAATCCCAGAGCACGAGCGGTCGCATAAGCGATAGCTTCGCTATTGGTGACGGTATCCCAGCTCAAGAAATCTGGCCAAATCAGCATCAGCTCACGCTGATTGAAGTTGTCGCGGTACTTGATGACTTCAGAGATATTTTTGCTGCCATAAGCGCTGACATAAGCCATGGCTTTCAGCTTCTGAGCAACGCTGGCCAGTTCAACAGCAACAGCTTTTGAATCCAGACCCGGAACACCCAAAATACGAGGCTTAACACCGAGCTGGCTTTGCGCCGCCAACAGTGCCTGCATACCGGTTTTCTTACCTGCATCAGTGACACCACCGATGATGTTAGAAATGGTTACTTCTTCAGACTCGCCCTCAGCAACACGGACAACCACAGTGACAGGCTGAGCCTGAGCAGCGATTGCTTTCAGTGATGCGGACAAAGTCCCTTTTTTCCCAGCCTTACCACTGGCGCTCATAACGTCAGTAAGCAGAACTGGGGTGTTTAATGGAAATGTTTTTTCGTCTGCGTCAGGTGCAGTACAAACCATACCTACGATAGCGGTGCTAACTGTAGTGATGGTGCGCGTACCTTCGTTGATTTCCTGTACACGGACGCCGTGATGATAGTCTTGTGCCATATTAGCGGTTCTCCTGTTAAGGTGTGCTGATATATTGGCGGATTGGACGGGGGAAATCATTCGATTGGGGATGTGTGGGAGAAGGTACAAAACATGTCTTATATTTTTATTAAAAATCAATTGATTAATGTGATATTTAATTGATTTTTGGTTTGATTTGGGGTGATTGGATGGTTTGGTTGGAGCAAACCCTTAATCGGTTAAATAATACACTCTATTTGGTTATTTATTAAACTCATATTGGTTCAAAATTTATTCTTTTTAGTATTATTCGGTGTAATTTTAACTTTTGGCTATTTTTTGACAGGCTAAAGTGGCTTGTTTTTGTCATTGAGTTTTAGTTTTCGGGGTATAAGGAGTTGGATCTTTGCTTGGATCGTTAGGATCTAAGGATTGTGAAAAACCTCGGTTTGGCAGAAACCGTGGTTCAGGCACAAAACGCTGTACCCAATAGTAGAAAAATTAATGGGGAATCACTAACAGGGGATGTGAATTTAAATGCGGAAGACGTAGGAACATATGGACGTTCGGAGATTGACAATTTATTCGGGCTAAAGGATTTAGCCAAACTTGAAGAAAATGGATGGTGGGAGTGCGGTGATACAGGCCTAATAATCCAATGGGGATCTCACCGCTTTAGCGCATTAGTTGAAAACGTAGTCAATTTACCAAGAGAATTTAAACACGCTTGTTTAAGTATTCAGATGATAGATGCCGGAGGCGGAGTTCTGCCAATGGCTACATATCCCAATGGCACCTTGAACAGTTTTAAAGCTTGGGTTGCTGGGAAATGTTTTGATTTTAAGGGCAATGAAATAAGTCTTACTACTTCTAGTTTTATTATTGGACAATATCTTGCAATTGGTTATTAAGTGGTTCAATGAGCAAGTGCAAGTAAAGCCAATAAATGGTAATCAAGGTTACTCAGTTAGAGTAAAACCATGAATAAATCGCCCTAATCAAACTTAGTCTTTGTTTAAGCCCTCCCTTGAGGGCTTTTCCCAGCATCTGACCATAATTCCCCCAATACACCCAACTACTCACTAATCTCCCCTATTGGCTATTTATTGACGGCTGAAAGCACCTGTTTGCTGCGTCATATCATCGCATGGGGCTGTGTTTTGTCGGGATATTGCTGTGGTGATGAGTTACAAAAAACCCTGGTTTAACGGAAGGATCAACTTTACCGGTTGGAGTCCCTATTCCTTGGCCGTCAAAAATTCCACCGGAAGGCTGGTTTCAATGCAACGGTGACCTATTTGACAAAGAAAAATACCCAAAACTGGCCCTTGCCTATCCATCTGGCAGACTACCTGATTTGAGAGGGGAGTTTATTCGTGGATGGAGTGATAGAAGAGATGTTGATGTTGGGCGAACTCTTCTTTCATCACAAAATGATGAACTTAAGGCGCATACATGGGGGGCAACGGGATTTGACAGTACAAGTGGGTCGTACCCTGTTGGTGCGGATGTAGGTGGTTCTGTGACCAATGCGAGGACTATCTCAACTAATTCTTCCGGGGGCATCGAAACTCGCCCACGTAACATTGCATTTAACTACATTGTGAGGGCTGTATAGTGACTAAAGCAGAATTGAATAGCGAATTCATCGCAATGGTGGCCGGTAATGTCACAGTGTTCAATTACAATGGTGAATCGCGTGAATATCTTTCTTCCTCATGTGGGGTTCTTACCTGTCGGTGTTGGCATTCCTGCACACTCTTGTGTTGATAAGCCAGGTGAAAACAAGGAGGATTATGCGATTTGCCGCTCGAAGGAACTGTTAATCTGGGAGTAAGTTACTGATCACCTAGGTGAAACGGTGTATGACATTGAAACGGGTGAAACTTGGGTGATTACAGCTCTCAGCGATTATCCATTAGGCACAACCCCAAATGCACCCGCTACACAATTCGATAAATGGGATAGTAAGCGGTGGGTGACAGATCATCAGGCATTAAAAGCGGACCATATCAGGCGGGCGGAACAGCAAAAATCATCACTGCAACAACAGGCAGGCATTGCCATTGCCCCGCTACAGGATGCTGTTGACCTCGACATAGTGACCGACGAAGAGAAAGCTGCACTCCTTGCGTGAAAGAAATACCGTGTCCTGCTCAACCGGGTTGATTGCTCGACCGCCCCCGATATCGCATGGCCTGAACAGCCGGAGTGATTACAGGGGCCTAGTGCCCCTGATGGCGAGCCGTGCGATATTCCCGAAGGCTGTCGCTTAGATGTCCGTGTCCAGATGCCGGCAGATTCGGTGTAGAATGTGAGGCAGTGGGCGAGTAATTTAGGGCTGTGATGGGTAAAAACCCTCAGGGTGAGGGCTTATAATTCATTAGGCTGCTTTTACTATGTAATTGAATGCTATGTTGCGTGGACGAGTTTCCGTTGCTGTACGCACCGCGCGGGATGCATCAAATGTCCAAGTTGCTGCGCCATAACCTGTATTAGAAGATGATGGGCTAAGCCCTGTTGCATATAACCAACTTGATGCTTGGAATGGGCCAGAGGCTACTGCATCATGAAACAGTTGTGTTCTTCCAAATGTTCCTACAATATTCTGAATAGTATCAGTCTGAGATGATAATAATGCGCGCCCAGCATCATTGCCGCTCCCGCCATCCCAGCCGCGAATAAACTCCCCTCTCAAATCAGGTAGTCTGCCAGATGGATAGGCAAGGGCCAGTTTTGGGTATTTTTCTTTGTCAAATAGGTCACCGTTGCATTGAAACCAGCCTTCCGGTGGAATTTTTGACGGCCAAGGAATAGGGACTCCAACCGGTAAAGTTGAGCCTTCCTGCAAACCGAGGTTTTTCACAAACTCATTTTTGTCTGGAATATCTGCGCCATTCTTGCTTTTCTCTAGACGGGTATTAGCATTATCGTTAGCCTCTTTTACCGCTTTTGATGTTGCTGCATAAGTTTCGCTATTACTGTCCAATGCGCTGCTCAGGATCACAAATCCCTTCTCTTTCAGCGTCGCATCAGGATGGTTACGGCTGTTCGCGTGTTTCTGAATGGAATCATCCACATATTCACGTGTTGCCAGAATCACAGATGGGTCAACTTTCAATGTCACCGCGTTAGCGCTGCTGACAATCAGAATCATGCGAATAGTCTGAGTCCGGCCGGAACCTTCCTGTAATTGAGGTTTGTAGGTTTCCGCGCAGTTACCCACGGCAATCAAAATGCCGTCTTTGTCAAACAGGCCGATTTCACGGATCCACCAGCCGCCTTCGCTTTCAGGGATAACCTGCTCTGCAATGATCTGGTTGGTATTTTTAGGATCAATGCTTAGTGTGTTAATCGCCGCACGACGTTTTTCATTAATCAGTTTGGTTTGTTTGGTGTCCGGTGTCGGCAGCTTGCCATCACCATCACCGACGGCCATATGGGTAATTTCAATTTTAGTCCCCAATGCTGTGGCATTCGCCAATTTCTCTGCACCTAGCTGCGTCAACAGCGCAAAATATTTAGTACTCATGCTCTAATCCTCATGTCATCAATAATATGTATGCCCACGCCCATAATTTCTGAGCCGAATACTGTCACTTGTTCCGGGAGATAAGGGTAAACTGTCAGCTCATCACCACTGTAAGTCGCCGCCGAGTAGTGATATTCACCGCGTGTATCCAGATTGATGTCCAACCCAATCAAATGCCGACTGACTGGCTTGGCATCAAAAATCAGGTTTTCCAGTTCTTCGAACATTTCATGGGTGATACCGCTATCCAGCACACCAATATCCAGCTTGAAGGTGCCCGGTACATCGTTGGTTTGCCACCACTCTTTTACACGGATGAGATAACCCAATGGTTCAACAACCCGCCGAATTGCTCCAATTGTTCCTTTGTGTTTGTGCAGGAACAGCGAGCTTTTGATTACCTTCCTCTTGGTACTCTCAGGCCAGTTCTCGTCCCAACGATCGACTGACCATGCCCATGCCAAATAAGACAGCAGTGATGCCGGACAGGTGTCTGGGTTCCACAGTTCACGTAGCGGTACTTTGACCTTCTGCAATTCCGCGCAGGCTTTGGCCGCCGCAAGTTCTAGCTGGGTCGAACCCATTGGTAGAAGGCGATCACTCATCCGAGCCTCCCATCGTCAGGGTGGCTTTGGTGCAATAAGATGCCTGAGTTTTATCCAGTACCACGTCTTTCAATGGCGCTTTCAGTTCTACGCGCTGGACACCTTCCACATGCAATGCGGCATAAATCGCTGACAAACTAATGTCACGGCCCAGACGATGCTGTGCCGCGACATAGTGTTTCAGCTTCTGTTCTGCCGCCTTGCTAATAGGCTCTGATTCCGGTGTCGGAAAGATGTACAACACTGCATCAATTTCATATTCCACAATGCTGGCCGACTGAACTTTCAAGCGATCCGCCACCGGACGCACGTTTTCGTCGTTCAGCGCTTTTTCGACGATTTCCAGCAGCTCTTTGGAAGCTACGCCTTTGTCTTCTCGCGACATAATGGTCACGGTAACGTTAGCTGGCGACGGGCTTATTGCCGAGGCATCAGCAACACGTCCATCCGCACTGCGGGCATGATATTCATACGCACCAACCGGGCCGGCGACGCTCAAGCCTTCAAAAGCCTGTGGAATGCGAACACGATAGTCGTTGTCAGATTCCATTACCGCAGGGGTCGGTGGTACGGTGGAGTTATCCGCAGGACTCAGAACCATGCGGGATACGTTGTTGTTCGCACCCAGCTGATCCAAATCGCTGCCTGTTGAATAGGCCACCATTACCGCCCGAGCAGCTTCGTTAACCCGTTGACGCAAGAGCAATTCGCGATAAACGTTCTCTTCCAGCAACTTGACCAAAGGTTCGGATTCCAGTTGCAAAGTGCGAGCAATGGCATCTTGCTGATCTTCTGGATAGAGCGATATCAGCCCTTTTTTACGCTCTTCCAGCAGTTGTTCATAATCCAGTGGCTCAACCACATTTGGTGGTGGCAACTGACTTAAATCGATGGTTGACATGACTTACCTCACCGGAATAGAAAGTGAAAATTCTTTGGCGGATTGCTCATAAGTACCCGTAATATCCACTACCATTTTGCCATCCTGTAGGGTTTCCATCGTAATTGACGTCAATGTTACCCGCGGCTCCCAACGGCTGATTGCGGTATAGCTGGCTGCCATAACCTGAAGCCTAATTGCCGGATTTTGCGGCCAATCTATAAGTTCAGGCAGTAAAGAACCATAAGTACGACGTGCAATACGGCTTCCCACAGGAGTTAATAAAATATCGCTGACGGATTGCCTGACATGTGCTAAATCTGTCAACTCTCGGCCTGTGTACCGATTCATCCCCAAGTACATCATATTGGACCTCCAGAGGTTGCACCGCCTGATTGAACACCGGAGTGTTTATGGGAATCCACAGTTATGCCGTTGGAAGTGAATGTGCCTTCAGAATGTTTAATGTTGCCGTTCATTTCTCCTTCCTCCTTCGCTGTCAGTTTGAGCTTCTTAGCCTCCATATTGATCTCTTTATTAGCGGATAATTTGATATCTTCCTTCTTAGACCCCAAGCTCATTTTGTTGTCCGATGTTAATTTGATCTCATTTTGAGATTCCAGTCCAATCTCATTATAAGACTTCAATCCAATCTTGTTATAACCGGTTAATCCGATCTCATTCCAAGCAGTTAACTTAATTTTGTTCTTCGCCTCCAGCGTGATTTCCGGCGCTTCAATTTTGAAAGACTTCAAGGCCTTGATTTCTCCGGTTCTAATACCACTGACAGTCAATGCACCTGATTGTGGTTCATATTCCATCATTGCTCCATCAGGAAACTCAATGCGTACTGCTTGAGAAGAGATTGATGGTGCCGGACGTCCATTTGAAAAAATCGCTGGTAATACAAAGGCGGTAGTCAGCTCTCCGCCTATAGACAGTAATAAAACCTGTTCACCAGCACTGGGGGCCCACCATGTGCGGGAATTCCCCGCTCTGGATGTCAGCCAATGTATCCAGTCGGTTTTTAGATCACCTGTCGCAACCCGACACATACCTCTTGTGGTATCTATTTCGGAAACAACTCCTATTCGGATAATGTTTCGCAATAAACGCATTATTTCGGTAAGTTGTGTATTCATGGCGTAAAAGTCAGTTGTATGTTCATGACGCAAGAATGCCATGAAAAAGCAGGCTGGACATTAAACTGAGGTTGTAGGAAACAGCATACAAATCTAGAGATAAAATACTTTTAAATCAATGACATTAAAATAAAACAAAAAGCCTTCTCCAGAGTGAAAGAAGGCTTTTTACGATTTCTTGAATGATGCTGAACAGCATTGTAATGAGATGTGATTATTCCGGTTTACACTGCCGAACAACATCACGTATATACTGTTGCAAATAGTCTAATTTGGACTGGTCACTGATCATTCCGGCTCGGATATCGTAAATAGCACGTCCAGCTTTTGCAGTGAGTTCGACTTGGGTTCCATTGCCCACGCTGCGGGCGCTGGTATCTCTGTTTTGGGTGAGCTGACAGGTAGCAAGGTTGGCGGCGGCGATTCGCACCCGCCGATGACCAGCAGCAATGTCAGCACGCAAAGCCGCATTTTCTTCGGTAACATGAACTAACTTTCCTGAATAATATTCATCCAATTGTGCTGTCCGGTTTTGTGCATCTTTCATTTGCTGAATAGCAGCCAACGTTTCTGAACGTGCTTTTTGGTTGATGACAACAAGTTGTGCAGCTTGTTGTTGTTTTAAATTCGCCACTTCATTGAGAGATAGAGAACGATGTCCCCACCAGCCAAGGCTCCCGCCAATGACCAAACTCACAATTAAAGGCATTTTCTTCATTGTTCTGATCCCCAACAAACCAGTTCAGTCTCCTGTATATTGTTTATCCATGCGTACTATTTATCTCTGAGAGCTATCTATCTCTGAGAACTATCCATCCCTGGGAACTACAGCTATCCCCGCGAACTACAGCTATCCCCGCGAACTACAGTTCTCTCGGCGCTTGATTGATCAGTTCGCTGACAATTTTGGCCGATTTTGACGCAGGCTCTAATTCCAGATTTTCCAGGATGTTTTTCAAGATCAGGGTTCGTTTCATCTGCTCCCGGCGGTTCAGAAGATAGGTCAGGATGCCGAGGGAAATGCTGGCGAACGCACCGAGCAGAAAACTCCACTCATATAAAGAGAGGCCGGAAAAAATGGCAGTAGTGCCGGCACAGGCATAAGTGGCGTGGCTGTATTTATCCATGCATACCCCTTAATCCCAAAGCTGGATAATGGGTTTACTGGCAGCAGGCATAAATTCTGGCATTTCAACTTTCGTTCCATGAGGCAATACCGCGCCAAAATCAGCCAATCCGGGGTTTGCCTGCAACACACGCTCAGTCATTCCCAACGTGCGACCATAATGACGCCAACAAATGGCATCAACCGTTTCATTTTGTTGTGCGATAACTTGCATACACTCTCCTTTTCTTTGCAGAAAATAGTCGGTAAATCGAAGAGTTATGATCAAATAATTAGGAAAACATCTCAATCCGGTGAGATTGTTAGATAAGCAGTACAAATGCAGAACAATTTTGAACCAGTGACCTGTACATAAATTTGTTTCAGTAATCACCTAAGCACAAAGGCAGGAAATAATTTCCTGCCTTTGTGCTGTTTTATCTTAATTATGTGCCATTCCATCCATTGGAAGATTATGATCCTTTATCAGAGCTAATCAGATAACCAACTATCATCCTCCCAAACTTCTTGAATGAGTTCCATAATGTGATCATGTTCACTGCTTTTTTTAGTTCCTGTCACTCTTACGGAGGTACTGCTACTGGTTGCAATTCTGAAATTTGTATCAGGATAGTGTGGTAATATTCTTTTTTTTAGTTCACTTTCTAGTGAAAGCATGACTGATTCAGAAACATTAGCTCTTTTATCGAAAAGTATTTCTACTCGCATCCTTTTCCTCCCGCCAGATCTATTCTTCTATTGAACCAGAATTCCTTAATATTTTGTTACCGGTCACCTTATCACCTAACAGATTACTATCCAGTTTACTCTGGTAACTGTTAAATCTCTTTTCATAAGGTGCAGATAGCTCCGCTATCCAAACCAGTGCCAGCTCTTTGTCTTCCGCATGATTGCATTCACAACTTGTTGCCATTCGAGCAATAAAATTGATGCGTTGCGCTACCAATGATTCCATAAGAGATTCCACTGATTTATCCGCCTCCATATAATAAGCTGTATATATATACAGTACACGTAATAAGGCAAAATTTAAAGTAGTTTTTGCCTTTTCTGATGATTAAATTTGATAGTTAATAGCTATTATCCATTGTTTTAGTAGAAATATTTGCCAATTTGATGTATTTTTCTACTATAACAATACTATGAGCTGTAAAATGCTTTTCATTAATCTGTTCATCCGTACAGTTATTGACAGAACTCCAAGATGAGAACTTTTTGCCCCTTTTATAAACAATCCGTTCTGATCCTGATATGGTAGTGGACCCTGACCTAGCAGTAGATCCTGATTTTGGCACAATGGCCCATTGATGAAAGCGTGTGTTGATAAATCCTGCATGAGACAAAAATGGTGAAATTACGCCTTGTATAGATTGAACATCTTCACCATAAGGACTACCAAAAGGAATATGCTGGTAAAATAAACGAACAACCAAATCACAACGAGCAACCCATGGCCCGCCCTGTGCTTGAGTATAAGCAGCCCAATCTCCCTCATCTGCCGCCTGCAAAACGGCATTTACCTTATTGTCAGATAAACGAACTTCCCTGAGACGACGTAATTCGCGCCAAACCGAAACTGGCGCTCCACCAATTTGTTGGAATTGACGAATACGCCAGCGGCTCGCCCAAGCAGTCACTGACTTTGCCATGTCGCGCAGGGATTCACCTGTTTCATGGTCTTTTTCTTCTTCCAGCGCATAGCCGTCGATATTTTTGGAAATATACTTCGCAATGTAACCTGTCGCACTACCTTTGCTCGGATCGATTATCCTATAATCAAAACGAGCTTTTTTAGTTTCATCGCTCTGTAGCTCCTCCTGTTCTTCCTGACAAGCATAATGCTCAAGGATCCCTCTAACTTGCTGCAGATACTCCGGCAACATGAACAGCACCATATGCCAATGAGGAGTACCATCATGATGTGGTTCCACTACACGGAACCCAAATAGATTGATTCCTGCCCGAGCGAACGCAGCACGAGCCTTTGCCCAGACATTGCATAAATAACGCTGAGTATTATGTGGCGTTGCGCCATCCCAAGATTTAACAAATCCTCCTTTGTGCTGGACAGCATGGTATTTTGCAGGGGCTGTGATGGTATAAAACTCGCCAACACAGTTCATTTTATTGGCAACATCTTCAAAACCGCGCATCCTGACCATTAATTCACAACGTCGGATTGCAGGATTCGCGTTGCTATGAATAACCGTATCCGCCAGTGAAATTCGTTCCCCTTTTTCATTTTCTAAATCAAAACGTTTGAAAAACTCACGATTGCGCCGTTTTTGTTCCAGCCATTCCCTCAATGCTTGACGTGAAACATAAGGAGAAGCGGCTTGCTGTACTTGTCCAACGGCAATTGCCATGTGTTCAGATTGGATATCACGCAGACGTTTTAAACGAAAATACCACCAACGAGCTGACATCATGCGCAACATGCCAGAGCAGAGTTGATCGACCGATGGCATTTTGCGCCCACAATTAAAACGCTGCCAATAAGGGGGACGGGTACCACATTGTAAAGTCAGTTTTGCCAGCAATCGATACAACCTAGCGACACGGGAAAAATCCCCATCATCACAGTCAACTGAGGTTGATGCGTATTTTTTGGAAAAAAGCAAAGAGTAATACTCATAGTTACCAGAAATAAAAACGGAGATATCGTGAGCAAGTTTCAAGAGTTGTTTGCGATCATACGTCGCCACATTTTCCAGTTGCTCAATAAAAGGAAAAGGCGTCATACCAGAAACACAATGGTTAAATTGATACCGTTCTTTTACTAACTGCAATCTCGGTAACACATTCTGCCCTACCGTTTTTCTCAGGAAAGAATTTGCATCACGACGGCCTGAACGATTAAAGATATCGACATAACGACGACTGAAATATTTCGCCAGAAAATCCGGCATTTGTCCTATATATTGGTGACGCCATTGATGATCTTCCGCGTTGACTTCCCATAGCAAACGCTCTGCCATTGAAACACCTTGTGGTATATTCGGCTGAAACATCGCAGCTTGTTTACTTTTGACTATCAGATAATCACTATTCTGTGCATAAGTGATTAAGTTACTATTCATCAACTTCACCATATTAAGGATATGCAGGAGCCTGGCGTATTCATGCCATTTGTTTAAAACGATAATGTGTTTAGAAAGCGGTAATTACTTAGACAGTGTCAGGTACTTTGGAAACTGACTGACAACAACCTTTATATGATTCATCGTCTTAATCAGAGCCTGTTTTTCCTCTTGGGTAAAATGGTTGAATTCACTATCGTGGCGGAAACGCGGGATATTCGCCAAATAGAAAATGGCCGATAACGCCCGTGTATTCTCTTCGTAATGGTTGTCTCTTTTATCCCGCATGTCAGCAAAAAATCGATTCAATTCCTTTTCATTGTCACCCCAGTATGTCGCCCTGATCCTCGACAGGTGATTCAATCCTTCCAGTCGTTGACCGAGGTTAATCTGGGCAAACTTCTCTTTTTCAGTGTTCGCCATATTTTCCCTCAACATTTTCTTACGAAACGATCCTCAACGATTTCATGCTATTTCCAACTACTTCCACCATTTCAAACAGCTTATCCATCCTCAATAATTTCCTAAATGTTTCGATATCAGGCATAAAGATTGAAATCCGGACGTTCATGATGCAATATCTCTCAATGGTTTTCGGCTTAACCAATTCGGGCTCATCATTGATCTCATTTCGAGAGCAATTATGGGATACTAATAGCTACTATCTGTACTGTCAATGAAAAATACCAATATTGAGATCAAAATGGGGGCCGATAGTGGGGGAAGACCTGCTATTGAGCGCCTTGTCCGCGCGTATGGGTTTAAATCACGCCAAGCCCTGAGTGACCACTTGGGCGTTTCTAAAAGCACGATGGCAAACCGCTACCTTCGTGATAGCTTTCCAGCGGATTGGATCATCCAGTGTAATCTCGAAACTGGCGCTTCACTACTGTGGTTGAGCACAGGTCAGGGGGAAATGTTTCCAGATGGAGAAAATGGTAAAAAAACGGAACGATTGGAAGATATCATTGCTCCATCTATCCCTCGTGTAAAATTATCAGGTGGTAAGCTCAATGAAGCCAGCCCTGTGATTTTGGATAGTGAATTGATTCCTAAGGAACTCACAAATTCGCTGATTATTGATGATGGTATCTCATGGTATCTGCTGGATACTCAGGAAGACAATATTCAAGACGGCTTATGGCTAGTGGATATTGAGGGTATGCACAGTATCAAAAAGATTGCCAAAATTCCAATCAGCAAGATTCGGGTCAGCGATAGCGATGTCACTTTTGATTGTTCAATCAGCGACATCAAATTCATCGGCCGTGTTGTTTTGGTCATATCCAGGCAATAA